GATTGGAACGAACCCGGAACACATCGTGAGCGCATACGACGTACCAACGCCGCTGGAATACTGCAGCAGCCAAGCATCTACACATTCAGCGGCGTTGAATGCCATCAGTTGTACGTGAGGGCGGTTAGGTCCGTGGCTACGTTATCGTAGCTCGAGTCGCCGTCAGCCCAGGTTATGACTATGGTAGTCGTTGTGCCGATCACTGTGATGACCTTTTTCCAAGCCATCCACGCAGCGGAACTTAGTGCGGTGCCAATTGGAGCGACCGCAGCGTAGACCGTAGTCACATCCGTGTCGTCGACGATGACCTGTACATTGGCCACCATTTCGGGGATGTATGAAGATCCAGTGATGCGCATGGTCTATTCCGTGTCCTTTAGAGCGACGCTGCTCAGCACCTAGTAGTATTCGTCGACGATGATGATTCCGTCCGACCCACTACCACCGGCACGACCGTTGACATTGTCGGCGTAGTTCCAAGCACCGCTTCCGCCGCTGGCGTACCCGGTCGCGTCGTTTCCATCCGCCGAGTTTCCTGACGCACCCATCTGGTTGCGCGATCCTCCATAACCGACTGGTGACGACCCACCAGCACCACCACAACCAATGAAGCTAGGGCTTCCGATGTTACAAGCAAACCCAGTTTCTCCCGCAGATCCGCCACCTGCAAGCGATCCACTTCCGCCTGTTTTTCGCTGCCCCCCTACGCCATAGATGGAGGTTGCTCCGATATCTCCAATGACGCTCAGAGATCCGTATCCGCCTCCGGGCGCAGCGAGGACGCCAGTGACGGTCGTAGGACCGCCATCGCTGTAAGGCGCATAGATCAGGCCATGGCCACCGGCTCCGCATGCGTAGTCGTACGTCGCGTCGGGTGATTCAACGTACTCTTCGGAGTATCCGCCTCCGCCGCCGCCACCACCGACAGAAGCGTTCGCAGCCGTCGGGTGTGCTGGACAACCCGCCCCAGCGCCACCACCACCCCACGCGCGGAAACGAAGTCGTCGACAATTTTCTGGTGTTGTATATGTGCCTGATCCGGTCAGCACAGTGACAATGTGTTCTCCTGTCCTCATCTCATTCACATAGTTACACCACTGGTAGACGACATTCATCAGCCAGTTCCACCAGCGAGCAGGGGGCCGTGTCCCGACCGAAAACCCGGCGGCCTTCTGTCCGGCGCTCGGCTCGACCGTGGTCCCCGCGTCAGTCGCCCATGTTGGTAGGGATGTTGGTTTCGTCGCCATCAGCTGCACCTCAACACATCAGAGAAAAATCCGCCGATTTCGGCCGTTCGTCGCAGGGACACGCTATCGATTGTGGATTCGTCAGGGGTCGCGACCGACGTAAAAGTGACAAGCGCTGCGGTCCCCGTGGCGACAAACGTAATCGTCTTCGTCCCAGTTGTATCGTAGATTTGCGTCTCAAACTGAGCGTAACCTGGGTCTTCGACGTAGAGGTCGCCGAGGATGTAGCTGACAACAAACGTCAACGTGTAGGAAACACCAACCGTCAGGCCAGAAAATTCTTGGCGCACGTACGGCGGGTCATTGGAAAGAGTCTGATAGATGTTGCATGCCCCGGTGCCCACACCACTGTGATCCTCACCAGAACCGACCTGCGATACTTCTCGACTCGGAGGCGTTTCGTAGTTCGTCCAGCCATCGGGGTTGTCTGTTGTCCAATCCGAAAAGTCCCCGTTGACGACATACTCATTATCCGCCCATCCCTGCGTCGTCGATGCCTGCTCGGTGTCGTCGTCAGAGAATGTGAAGGTGTCGGCATCCTCGTGCGGCGAATAGAGCAACTGCAAGTTGACTCCGCCGCACTTCGTCTCACCGAGCAGAGAGGCGATTGTTTCGATTGTCGCGCTTCCGATTGCACCACTCGCGTCGAGCAACATGGATGCCGGATAGAACTCGTCGAGCGATAGGTGGTTTGCTTCGCCAAAAAGCGCACTGGCTACGGCCAGGACCTCATCACCGGTACCGGACGACAGGTTGATGATGATGCGCACGCCCAAGTAGAGCCGATAGGTCTCGTCGTCCTTCCCGCCTCTCGGCTCACCAATAATTTCGCCAATTCCATCGAGCTGTGACCCAACGGACGACGACAGCCACCGCTCGACCATGATCTGCCATGCAACATCCTCGTCGACTTGTGTCTGAGCTGACAACGCGTCGATGATCCCAAGAAGTCGTGCTTTGCCCTTGAACTGCTCAAGCAGACGAGCCTTCGCCTCAACGGCATGCGTCGTCTTGTGCTCCGTCATGACGAGGTCACCGTGATACGAGAGGTATCGAACACCGCCACTTGGCGCGACGTGATGGTGACGGTGGCGTCGCCGGTCGGCGGGTTGGTCGTCGATATCCAAAGCTTGGTGATTTCGACAACACCAGACACGCCATGCACCGAGCCATACAAAGCAGACGCAACAACGTCGCCATCTACGCCGAGACCATCGCCCTTTGCAGCAACAGCCACCTTTATCTGGTCGTCACCATCGCTTGGATAGTCGTCGTCTGTCTCGATTTCGACATCGACATAGATGTCGATTTCATCCGGACGACTGAACTTGACCGTGTGTGTGCCACCAATACTGTCCACAGCGGTGCCTGACTCAGTACCATGCGCCTGTATACCGCCACCCTTCGCGCGCCAGATTGCGTCGATGATGTCCTGGTCGTCACCGCCTGACACAAGTATCTCGATACTATGCGGTGGCATTCCATTGCCGTCGGCCGCATCGGTATCGTTCTCAAACCCTGTGACGGCCGCGACGCCATCGACGTCACCGACCTCTGCGATGATGGCGTCGAGCGCCGCCTTGCCAGTGAGGCGCAGCTGTTGCTCTCGCCTGGCCCGCAATGCCGCGTGGCTCTCAATGTCTCGGCCTGGGTCAGCATCGAGTGCATTGGTGGCGCTGTTCCATCCAGTCACAGGCGTCTCGATATGCGTCAGAGTTCCCGACGTCGCCGCAATAGGCCCTGTCTCTTCGGACTCCGCCTCTACGTCTATGTCGTCGGGTGAACCACCGGAGTTCGTGACCTCTGCAATCGTCGCGAACCGCACGTCAGAGCCTTCTCCTTGGCTCACAACGCGACCAATCGGCAGAGTGACACCGGCATTCAGGTTGCACGACAGCGTGACCGTGCTCTTCGTCGCCTGTAATCGACGGACCCCGGTGATCGAGCAGATACTATCGAGAGACTGGCCTTCTGCGCCCAACGGATACTGGCTTGCATAGACATCCTCGAGGATGTCCCAGATGTCCGCCTCGCGGTCAGACGCAATGCCAACGATTTGCCCAAACACAGACGTCGGGAGAAGGTTGACGGTCTCACCGAATTTCGAGCGCAGAACCTCCTCGATTTCGGTCTTGATGACGTCGAGGGGCTTCTTCACAAATCCAGTGCTGGTGACGCCGTAGTCGACCATCAGATCTCAACCTCCTCGTCATACGAGATGGGTCCGTCTGACGTTTGGGCCGAGAATCTGACCGACAAACTGCGCGTAGCGGCGTCAAAGTTGACCGCCAGGTCATCGACGCCGGTCACTCCTGGCGTCGTCAGTATCGCTTTGCGGTAGATGCCAACGATGACCGGCAGATTTGGAGCTTTGACAAGAATGCTCTGGAAGTATGGCATCCCTGCTCTTTGGTCCAAGAACCACTCGCCTTTGAATGTTTTCAGTCGGATGCGAAGATGCTGTTCGATTGCATCCACGCCGTCGACGAGCACGAGGTCGCCCTTTTCTAGCGCGGTGTCGCCACCTTCGAGCAATAGGTCCACGCGCGCATGGTAGGGCCAGCGGGAGATTCTTCTGAGGTGATCATTTGATCACACTCAGTCGTCGATTTTTACCGTGGCAGACCCGCCCGTGATTTGACCATCGACGACAATAGGCGTTGGGTTCGGAACTCCGGCTTGGGCCTGCGTGAGGAATGTGCCAGCCGGTATGGTCACCTGCACTGCGTCGGTCTTTCTCGCCGCGAACTTCGTCGGGTTCTCTTTCCCGACATGAACCTGTCCGCCAGGGGTCAGATGTATGGCGACGCCACCATCAAATCCAATAACAAGGTTCTGTGCATGCGCATCAGCGAGAGCATCATCAGTGCTTGCAAGGTCCGGCTCGAATACAGCCCCACCCCATGAGTGCATCCGCATGTCGAGAGGGTCGACCTCGCCGCCCTTCTTCATCCACTGGTCGATGCTCCGGTCGCAAACGACGACTCGACCCGTGTCTCCTGCCGCGATCGGCAGCGAGATGAAGAACCCACCACCACGAGGGAATGCGACTGGCACAGACGTAAGCACAGGCAAGCTTTCGACAACGGCGCCGTCCTCGGTGAGCAGCTTGTCCTTGATGAGCGGCTTAACATCGACCGTCTGAGCCGATGCGTCGTAGCTCTCGACGCGCGCTGGGATGGCAACACGCACCTGCGCCAACCGCACATCAAGCGCCCTGCGTATGAGTTCGGCCAAAGTCATGAGATAGCCAGCCCCTCGCAGTCAGAATACCAGTCTTGCCCGGCGATATCGCCAGTGTGCAGCACCTTCGAGACAACAAATATCCCGTCGACTGATTCCGATTTGACTTGCACACGACGCAGCGGCTTGATTCCCGGTTGAAGAAGCGAACGAAACTTTGTGATCGCCGGCTTGTCCTTCTTGCGATTTCCCGGCTCAGGTGAGCCGATCAGCCCAGTCTCGGGCGTCAGCACCACTACAGCTTCGTCGTTCCACAGTCCCTTCTCGACGATCTGAAGCTGTCCGTCCTGGATAGACCACTCCATGTCGAGGCTATCGAGCATGCGGGTGAGCTCCACGCTCGATTGCCCGGACAACACGGTGCCGCCGAAGAATTCTGTCAGCCCTCCCTTGATGTCTCCCTGCTTTATTTTGTCGAGCGCGTTACCCATCCCAACGCCAAGCGACTCCGAGAGCTTCTTCAGCACCTTCTCGATTTTCGCGCCCTTGGCGAATGACTCCTGGATTCGTGCCGAGCGATAGGCGTCCGCTCCGTCGCCAGCCTTGAACGTCGTCACCCAATCGCCGCCATCGCGCGTCGTCGTGATGCCATCCCGCATGATGTCACCGATGAAAATTTGCTCGATGTCTTCGCCGTAACCGACTTGGATGGCGATAGGGACCGACTCACTCGCAACAATATTCGCCCGAGTTTCGCGCGAAAGATTCCACACCGATATCTCGGCTTTGTTTGGCTCCGGCTTATTGTCTTTCTCAACCTTGAACGAGATCCGCAGACCGTCGACCTCGATGGCGCCCATCTGCAACACAACGCGGCGACCGAACAGGATCCCCATCTGATCACCCGCTGCCATCGCGATACACCAGCAACACACGCACGCCAAGATCATCGAGTCCCGGGGACACGCCAGCACCAGATGTGTCGAGGGCCAGCAGGTCGCCGGGTGGTTTTTGAGGATGACCGCAGTAGTAGAGCAAGGGTGTATCAGCAACGACCTTCATCCCCGACATAATTGGCGTCCCATCGGCAAGCGATAGAGAGATGAACCAAGACTCGGCTCTATGGTTCCACGCGAGCAGAAGCGTGTAGAAGACCACATCGAGTTCAACTTGTTGCTCGTAGTGCTCAACATCGGTTCGCGTCGGGACGATGTAGTCAGACACGTGTCACCACCCAAGAAGCTTCGTCAAGATTGACTTGCTCTGCGCAGCATTGGCCGCCTTCTTTGTCTTCTTCCCCAGGTTTTGCTTTGGCTTTTGAACTCCCTTGGGTCTCGGCGTAATTAGTCCCGTCGTTGCTTTGCTCTCGACCAGTCGTACACTCTGCAACCCAATTGAAACCTCTACCGAGTCGCCGATTGCGGAATACTCGGTCCTGTCGAGAGAGGCGATGACATAGTCTTCATATTCGCGCCTCGTCGTGTAGATGGTGATTGGCTGTTTGGCCGTCTTCAATTCGAGAAGCTTGTCATACTCGTCTTCGGCCCTCGATGGACTGAGCGCCGACGCGAGAAGTGAAACAGGCGTATTGCTGATGATTCCGTCTATTTGCAGCTCATCTGGATTGTCGTGAATGTGGTCAGAGACGTTTGAGCCCGACTCAATCGGATGCTGGGTGATCGTGGACGTCGTGCGGTATTTCCTCTTGATGGTCGCGTCGAGAGCGACTGCGTCAAGCCCAGAGCTCAGCTGCGTTCCTGCATCAGAGAACACAAGTGCGACAGCCTGATACGCTGCCACTGTGCTCGTCGCAATCACGCGTGAGACGACCATCTACC